CTCAGCTGTTAAAGCTAAGAAGCCAGTAATGGTATTTATGAACAATGGAGTGAGTGCCTTTGAGAGTGTTAGTCAAGCAATGAAAAAGTTGGACATTAGCTATGGTGAATTTAGAAATATGTTAGGTGATTCAGCCTCGTATTTGTGATGAAAATTTTCTAATAAAAGTCTATGAAATAGGTCGGGGGATAAGTTTTGAAAAGGAAAAGCGGGTAATGGGTAGGGGTCTTTTTTTCTGAGCAATTTTGAAAACTTTTTGATTTTCCACCGTATCACAGCCCTGAAGCCTTGATATAACAGCATTTACAAGATAATAAACAGCTAAAAACTTAATGTATATTACCAGAAAGGAGAATTACACAATGGTAGACAGAGAGCCGCTACAGCCTACAGCGCCTAGGTATCTCAAGGGTCAGGCTAGAAGTATGTATGAGAAACTAGTACCGCTTTTGAACGCTCGTGGCACAACTTCAATCAGCCAATCAATTGTTGAGCAGTATTGCCAAACGTGGCAGATTAGCCGCCTAGCTTTTGATGAAATTCAAGCCAATGGTATCACGATTGATGGGAAGAAGAACCCAGCGGTAACAACTTATGAATCAGCAGTTAAGAACCTCAGAGGTTTATCAAATGACTTAGGGTTAAGCCCACAG